TTCCGTTGGGTTTATCGAGTTTGAGAGCTTCGATAAGATTCAAAACACGCGCGTGGGTGTTTCGAATAGGCTCCTTTCTCTCTATAAAATACAAAGGTACAGTCACAAATCTAAAAAGATATAATCTTTTCATAAAAGATTCACGAGTGTAACCGATAGTATGATAAAGTCCTGCTTTTGCAGCAGGTCCAAATGATAAGAGAGAGTCAATGTACATGGAATAATAAACGATACGTAAAAATGAATATATAATAGCTGATAAAACAGCAACATAGAGAACCACTGAGTGGTAAAGATTGTATAGAAAAATATTTGTGAAAATGCCATTGGTCAACCAGGAAACATCAGCATTACAATGCTCCTTTCTTGTGACTGAACTGCAACTTGCAAGCGTTCGTGTGCGATGTCATAGCAACACGCCGTAAATCAATACAAGTGCCCTGTTGTTTGCCGTAGCTTAAGCGCGAAGCAACATGGAAAAATTAGCGCTGGGTTTGGGTCTCGAAAAATTCTTCGAGAATGGTCTCTACGAAATATTCACTGTGATCAGACAAAAGTCCAATACTTTCAGCGAAAAATTTTCTGGGTTTATGTTCCTGAGACCCGGGAACATAATCAGGTTGCAAAGTTGTGAGCATCTCTTGATAAGGAATGAAAGATATCACTCCTACCAAAGAAGGATTTTTCTCAACTATGCTTCGAAGTTTTCCTAAAAAGTCTTCGTAAAATTCTCTACCGTGTAAAAAAGCTTCTCGGATCGCACCATCTGTGTACGCTCCAAATTGCTCTTCATGTGATAGAGGGCATTCACTCATCTTCTTAATCCAGAAGAACTTTTTGTAAATGCTATCCAACTCAATGGGTGCAACAATCGTTTTCAAATCATCATGCATCTTGAAATCACGTTTTAAAAAACTAATCTCATGAATACTAATATAAGGAACAGATTCTGCATCTTTGTGTGCCATCGTGTACTCAATATCAACATTGGCAAAAGCTTCTTGACAAGCTGTGTGATTAAACCAACCACAACCGTGACGGACTCCCATCGCATTATCATCACCATAAGTAGCCAATTTCACATTGTATGCAAAAGGTTGACGTACTTTTGGATTGAGCTTATAATACACATATCTCATCATAATGGAATTACAGATACTATTCAATTGAACAGTAATCAGATTTCCTGAAGGGTTTCCATTCGCAAAACGATATAGATCTCCATCAATGAGAATATTTGGATTACAGATATCAGAAAGAGCTCCTCTAATTAAAGTAAGTTCTTCTTTATCTAAACCCATCTCAGTGTACCAAGACAAAATCACACCTGCCGCTGCAGTTGTAATTTGTCCTGCCATGCGAGTATCGAAACCAGCAAAATCTCCTGCGATCATATTCGTAGTGGTAAACGTTGTCAAAAAGTCATGCAACGATTTCCAATGTTCTGATGTAGCATTCACTCCAACAAAACATTCTGTTTCCTTCTGAAACATACGAATAAATTCTGGTACTCCCGATAAAACTCGTCGAGAAGCAACAAAATTCGCAAAAGGTGAACCGTAAAATTTCCTTACTTTAGCAATAGCTTTTTTGTTAGGTAATAATTCATTCACTTTGCTTGAAGCTTTGTAAATTGGTTCACTACGTTCACCATTTTTCCAAGATTCCAAAGTTCGATCAATTTCTCCTTGGATATCAAAATCTCCATTGAATTCCCGAGGGATTTTCACTAAAGATTCGTCCATAGGATCTCGAACTAAACATTTCTTCTTAGATTTCATGATAGGAAAACCTGCGGAAGTATCATTCGGTAAACCGAATAAACATCCATCATGAGTTCCATTCATAGCTTCTTCTTGAGAGTAAATTCGCAAATGCTTCTTCAGCATCTCTTTATTCTCTCTGATCACTTGCAATGTTTGTTGTTTGTAATCATTGATAGCTTTTCCAAGAATGTCGTGTTCATAATGTTGAACTGGATTCGTAAGCTTATTCAGCGTATTCATCGTTTTTGCAACATCATTAGGATCTTTGGGAGGTCGGTGTTTACGTTCTCCAAACACTTCAACACCTTTGAAAGGTGT